TGGTCCCATAAGGAGCATGCATCATCCGCTTCAATAAACCCTTGCACTGCAGCATTGTTACGCGCTGCCGAGCATTCAGCTTCGATCTTGCCCATAAAGGCACAGAGCTGTCTTATGGCTCTGATAGATTCGATGCAAGGATCATCAAAGATTCTCCCCCTCGAGTCGAAAACCTTCCGAAGGAAACCCCCTAGAAATAAGGGGAGCCCCCCTCTCACTTGGAAACCAAGTGAAAGGTCGGAGGAGTACTTGCCTCGGTCAAGAGCTTGATCAAAGCCCTTACCAAAAGCAGGCAGAGAGATACGCAGAAACGCGTCTCCCTCGTTTTCAACTCGACGTGACATTGTTTCAATGTCACGAACAGGGTCGATACCGCATAAAGTGCCTAGTTCTTGAGCTAGGTCACTCCAGAGTTGCGCTAGGCTATTAATAACTCCCCCTTCCAAGGGGTCGGTTATCCTAGACTATGCGCAGATCACGAAGGTCGAATCTCTTAGCTTTCGCCACCAACGAGCCGAAGCGCATTGGTGCTGGCCTTGAGCCAGTCTGCGATCGCGATGAGATGGTCCGCCTGTTCGGCTACAGAGTAGCCGGCCAGAGGAGCGTCGAGTACCACGTAACCACTAATTGAAACCGGAAGGTTTCGGTCAGTGGCGTATGGGTCATCGACTACCTTAGACGAGTCCAGCCGCACACGGTGCTGGCTACGACGTCCGGAAGAGTGTGAGACTGACAGTTCATAAGAACCATCAGACTCACGAAACTTACCGGCATCGATAGCCATACCAATACGCGGCAGACTCTGCGCCACAGTAGCAACCGTGACGCTTTGTGGATCTGCATACATAGTGAACTCTTTCTGAATTGACGGGTTATTCCCGACTTGATGGATACTCTCCGTATAACAGTCCAGTATTTCCGGACTGGGTGACGAAAAGTTAGTAATGTCACCCCGGGGATTTAGATATCCCAAGGGCCGCTAGAATGGAAAGCTGACGTGGTGTAAATTCACCAGCAGAAGCGAATCCGAAGTACGGTGCACTCGGAAAACGTGTTTTCACTTCGAAAAGTGTCTCCACGCTCCCGGACCCCACTTGATTATAGGGGTTATTGTAACTCGCACCTTTGAACTCCACAAGAGTGGCGTTCTTCCAGTGGTTCATTACAAAAGCGTTCCGCAAAACCTGACCGTCGTCGATGAGGTTCGAAGCAATCTCTAAAGATTGCCCAAAACCTGTACACCAATCGACGGCCCAGCTCCAGGGGGCTAAGTCCCACACCATTTTCGGTGTGGGCTTTGCGACGTTCAGAAAACGAGCAGCCATGCTGCTCATATTCTTCTGATTAGCCGCTATAGCCTCTGGATATCCAGGGAAGAATGAAGTCCAAGTTCCTTCGAACCAGGTCTTCTTCTCTACTACTTTCGTAGTCGTCACAGCAAGTTGGGCGTACGCGAACGTAATCCCGTCGTACCGTAATGCCGGATATCCAATCTCTGTAAAAGAGACTGAAGCTAGTTCAGGTCGAAATTTGATGCCCACGTGCGTGTCGCCGCCAGATTGACCGGCAGCGCGCTTTATGGCGTTATCGCCATGCACGACATCCTTAAGGAAACCTTGGATATCTGCCAATAAAGGCAGCCATCCAAACTGAACGAGTAGATGGTGATTTGCAAGATTCTTGAAGAACCTTGTTTTCTCCTTCCACACGGACAATTCCTCAGGTAGGGGCGCCTGGTCGAGAACCAACTCACCAGCGGTGGTGAGTAGATTCACTGCCGGACGCCCGGGCCTCGTGGCATTCATAGCAAAGGCTCCCTTCGACCGAATCTCCGACTCTTCAGTTGGAGATCCAGGAAGAAATCCGCCGCCGTTCCAGTTTGGGGCTATATATGTATAACCCAGCCCTGAACCGGCGTCGATACCCAACGCAGGTGCCGGTGTAAACCGGTCAACGCTCCGAGTCATGAGAAATGCTCCATTACGGATCCATTTCACATTCTCAGTGCCACCTCCACGGGTATAACCCATGCTAGTAGTGCCGGGAATATATCTAGTTTTATCATTAGACATATTCCAATTTCCTCTCGGTAATCGATCCGGGGCCTCCTATTTG